ACATTAATTATTTTAAAATTAATTTATGAAAAATATATTAGCAAAACTATTTGGGGGAGCTGGAGGTAGTATAGCAGAAAAAATATCTGGTATTATTGACAAACATACTTTTAGTAAAGTTGAGAAAGCACAATTTGAAAAAGAGATGGAGGAGATATTTATCAAAGCTGAACTTGATCTTGAAAGAGAAATAACAAATCGTCACGCAAATGATATGGCAAGTGATAGTTGGTTAAGCAAAAACATCAGACCAATGCTTACTATATTTTCTTTAGTTTTATATACTTTATTTGCCTTAATTGACGGAAACATAGGAGAATTCAACATAGCGAATCAATATGTAGATTTACTTGGGCAAATAGTTATAATGAGTTTAGGGTTTTACTTTACATCAAGAGGTATAGAAAAAACAGCAAAGATCATTAAGAAATAATGGCTAAAGGAATTAATATAAGCACATATAAAAGCAAATCAAAGAAGCGTAAAGGAATACACGCAAAAAGTAAAATGAGTGCCTTAAAAGGCTCTAAAAACTATTTTAAGAAATATAAAGGTCAAGGTAAATAATTTTTTTATATATTTGTTTGGCTTATAGCAAACTTGCACAACCTAATAAAGTTGGACGGTGCTTGGAACAGGTAACTAAATTATTTCTTTTTTGTAGGCTTTTTTCTTTCTTTTTCTTTTTGTCCTTTTTCTTTTTCTTTCTTTTTAGTTATTATAAAAACTATAGGTTATAACCAAAAGTTATAATATATGAATTGTAAGAAATGTAAATACAAAATGTTATATTTAGGTAGTAATCAAAACGGTTATTATAATTTGTGTAAAAAATGCAATAACGTTATACCTACAAATGAAAAAATTAACAAGAAGCAAACTAATTAAAAAACTTGACAAAGTATTTAGTTTATATATTAGACAACGTTATGCTAAAAATGAGATAGCTCAATGTTTTACTTGTGGCAAAAAAGATCATTATAAAAGACTTCAATGTGGTCATTTTCAAAGCAGAAAATATTATTCTACAAGATGGGATGAAATAAATTGTCAGGTGCAATGTGCAGGGTGTAATGTGTTTAAGTATGGAGAACAATTTGTATTTGGCAAAAATCTTGATTTAGAATATGGAGCTGGATGTGCAGAATCACTTTATTTAAAAGCAAAACAAATAACTAAATTCTCCACACCAGAAATTCAGGAGTTAATAAATAAGTATTCTTTGTTAATAAAAGAGTTAAACTAATTTTTATATTTATAGTGTTCTGTTACATTTGTCTTGTATAAAAGAGGGTTAATTCATTTTAGCCCTTTTTTTTTGCTTATTTATTAAAAAAATTGTTTATATTTATAATTAATTTAAAAATTATATATATGACTAAAAACAGAACCATACCTTACGAACAACACTATGTTCAGGTAGGATTTTACCAAAACTTTATTAAAAACAAAGAACAAGAAATCAAAGACTTGAATAAGAAAAATGATTTACTTGAACAAGAAAATGAAGTTTTAAAAGCTAAACTCGAAGTTGAACATTCTAATAACTTAATGAGATTATGAACAAAGAGAAATTAGCAGAACTTTATCACAAGTATGAGTTATCTAAAGATGACTTCTTTAAACATCAACACTACACAATAATTACAAGACAAGGAATCGACAAGATTCAAGCTATAGAACAAATCTCTATAGACTATGATGTAATTAAATGTGAAACTAACTTTGCAGTATTTAAAGCAATAGCAACTAAAAACAATAAAAAGATTATTACGTTTGGTTCTGCTTTAAAAGGTGCATCGTATAATGAAGGTAATTGTCAAAGCTGGTATGTTGCTGAAATGGCAGAAAAAAGAGCTATGTCAAGAGCTGTATTAAAACTAACAGGGTTCTATGAACTTGGAGTTTTTGGAGAAGATGAATCAGATTCATTTAAAAAGAAAACTACAAAAGAAGAACTAATAAATAAAATTAAAAACAATGGCTGACAAAATATATAAAGAAAAAGATCATCATCCATTTGAGAATCAAATATTCAATCACTATAGAAAAACAGCTAAAGAAATAAATGAAGCTATAGTTCTATTAACGGAACATAACTATACAGTTATTGACCATCAAGGCAAATGGATTACAAAAGAAAACATTAATTAAAATCAATAAATTATGAGTGCAATTATCAATGCGAGTATTAGGGTAGATAAATTACCTAAAGAAAAATTTATCAAAGGTAAAGACGGTGCAGTTTATTATAACTTAACCATTTCAGTAAATGACGATACAAGATACGGAAACAACGTAGCTATTATGGATTCACAAACAAAAGAAGAACGTGAAGCTAAAGCACAAAGAAACTATCTTGGTAACGGTAAAGTTGTTTGGACTAACGATATTATTAAGTTAGCTGAAAGAGAAGAAGCAAATACAACTGCTCCAGTATCAAACGATTTACCATTTTAAGAAAACAAAATAAAATTTATTTTTTTGAAGGGGTTTTAAACGACCCCTTTTTTTTATATATTTATATAAATGCAATTACGACTCGACGAACAACAAACAGTACAATATCTTGCAATGCAATCAATAGAAGAAGATTGTACAATAGATGTAAACGAAAAATTAGAATACCCTCCAGTAGCTTTGTCTTTTGGAGAAATGTTAATTAAAGGAAAAAATAAAGATATGCTTTTACCTATACCGTTAGGAACTTATGGAAACTTCAGCTTTATACAAGCACCTCCAAAGACTAAAAAGACATTCTTTATATCACTTCTTGCATCCGTTTACCTATCAGATCAAAATCATTTCGGTGGTAATTTAAAAGGACATAGACAAGGCAAAGAACTAATACACATAGATACAGAACAAGGTCGGTGGCATTGTCAAAGAGTTTTTAAAAGAATTGCTGAAATGGCAGGAACATCAGAAGGCTATTTGACTTATGGTTTAAGAACTATTGGTTATAAAGAAAGAATAGAATTTATAGATTATTGTTTAGAACATAAAACTAAAAATGCTGGTCTGCTTATTGTAGATGGTATTGCAGACTTATGTGCAGACGTAAACAACATTGAAGAATCTAATGCTTGTGTACAAAAATTAATGAGGTGGTCAGCAAAACACAATATACATATTATGTGCGTGATACATTCAAATTTTGGAAGTGACAAGCCTACAGGACATCTTGGTTCTTTTTTAGAGAAGAAAGCAGAATTACAAATACAATTAGAAGCAAATACAGTTAATAAAGAATGGATAACCGTTAAGTGCAAAAGAAGCAGGGGTTATGCGTTTGATACATTTAGTTTTAAGGTAAATGAAATGGAACTGCCTGAAATCGTTGGGGATTTATATGACCCATTGAAAAACTAAATTATGAAAAACTACTTATCGGAAATCTATAAGAAACATCAAGTATGGATTGACATCGTTTGCTCCTTCGGATGCAATAAAGAAACATCAGAAGATATTACACAAGAGATGTATATCAAGATTCAAAAGAGAATCAATAAAGGCTTGGATATTGATTTTGGAGATGACTATAATTATTACTATATTTTTAAGACATTAAAATCTTTGTTCCTTGATTTAAAACGCAAAGAAGCTAAAGTGAATACGTTATCTATAGACAATATGAGAGATTTTTTAGCAGACTTTGATGCTGCTAATTATGAAGAAGTTTATGCTACAATACAAAACGAACTAAACAATATGTATTGGTATGACAAAAAGATATTTGAGATCATAGAGGGAGGAGAAAGCATAGCCCAGCTTTCAAGAAAGTCAGGCATACCTTACTATTCACTTTACAACACTTATAAAAAAGTAAAAGAGAAATTAAAAAAATTATTATGATAAAAGTTAGACAATCAAGATTAGATTATTGTGCTAATTCTGGTAATTTTTATGAAGAATTATTTTATAAAAAAGTAATTGAAAAAGGTTTTGATTATAGAAAATCTACAAATGAAGAAGATTGGTATATGCACATTGATTGTTATGTTAATGGTTATGGCGTAGACATAAAAGGCAATAGACATTTAGAAACTATTTGGTTAGAATATACTAATGTTAATGGCAATAATGGCTGGTTAAGAGGTAAAGCGTTTTATATTGCTATGTTTATAGTAGAATTAAATTGTTTTAGTATTTATAAAAGAATTGATTTATTAAATTATATAAAAGAAAATACAAAAAAAACAACAAGTAATAAAAAAGATTATTTAAAACTTTATACAAGAGAGAAATGGGGAAAAAAAGATGAAATTGTAAAAGTTAAATACAATCATATAAAACATTTAGAATTAATAAAATTATGAGATTAGGAGACTTAATATTTTACATTACTAAATATACAGGTATTAAATGGCTTGTAGATTGGTATTCAAAAAAGACTGGAACTGATTGTGGATGTGATGAAAGAAGAAAGAAGTTCAATGAAATAAAAATTAAAAGATGGTAAAATTCAATAAATATGATTTCAAAGACTGGGAACAATTTAGGCTTTCAAAAAAATCAACCATTAGTCGTAAAGAATTTAAAATGGTATGTCAGCTCCACGCAACCTATTACGATCATAAATACTACGAACCTTGTACTTGTAATCCCAAACTAATAAACAAATGGATTAAAGAACTTAATATCATTTGGAATAATGGGAATTGAAACAATAAAGAAATTTGAAAAAGTATTAGTAGCTTTCTTGAATATGGATGGTTGGAATTTAGAATGGACTGGAGATGGCTTTAAACATTATGATGCTTGTGGATTCACACCTAAAGGAAATCCTTGTGTTATAGAAATGAAATTTAGAAACAAATACTATGAAGAAAAAATGTTAGAAAAATATAAATATGATGCTTTAATGAAAATGGATAAAGATGTAGTAAAACTTTATTTCGTAAGTGACCCTAAAGGAAATTATTTATACTGGTTAAACGCATTAGAACTTCCAGAACCAAAAGATATGTATTGTCCTGATACTACACTATGGACTAAAAAAAGATTACTTAAACCTGTTTACTTACTTAAAGAAAACCAAGCCACAAGAATAAATTTAAATTAAGTTATTAAATATTTTGTTTATAACTTTATTATTTGTATATTGCAGTATAATTACAACGAAGTAATTATTATAACAAAACAATATGATATATTTAAAATTAAGTAAAGACGAAGTAGAAACATTATATGTTGCATTAGATAATGAAACAAAATGTTTTAGCGACAAACTTGTATGTGAAAATCACAAAAAAGATGTTTACAATATTTTACAACAAGTAATTAAATTAAAATAATAATAGGGAGTGTAAAAGCTCCCTTTTTTTTTGAATAAAATTATTAAACATTTTGTTTATATCGTTTAATTAACTATTTTTATTAAATGATATTGTTAATAGACGCAGACAGCTTAATCTTCGCAAGTTGTTATAGAACAAGAGATGAAGAAAACGATGACCCTTACTATAGAGACATAGAAGATGCTATTGCAAAGTTTGATGAACAGTTTATGAAGATTGTAAATGATCTGGAAGAACAATACGAAATAGATAAAGTCATTACATTTAATGGAAGCAAAGGGAACTTTAGAAAAATACTAACACCAGTATACAAAGCAAACAGAAAGAAACAAGAGTTACCTCCATTACTACACGATATGCATCAATATGTTAAAGATACATACGACAGTAAATTTGTATATGGATTAGAAACTGATGACCTTGTAGCTAAATACTGGCAAACACTATCAAATGAATTTGGAAGGGATAATGTAATGATTGTAAGCATAGACAAGGACTATAAACAATTTCCCTGCTTAATGTATAACTATCACTATAAACATAGATTAGTATTAGACATAAGTGAAGAAGAAGCATTATACAACTTCTATGAACAAATGATAGTAGGAGATACAGCAGACAATGTAAACTACTTTAGAGGCAAAGGTAAAAAGTTTGCAGAAAAATATTTTAAAGATTGCAAAAGTAAATATCAATATACTAAAAGACTATACGAATTATTTAAACAAGAATACAAGGGTAAGGCAAGACAGAAATACGCAGAATGTTATAACCTTTTAAAATTAAGAAATGATTAAAGAAAACAAATGGTTTGTTCAAAATGAGATAGCAGAAAAAGTAATAGAGCTATCAGGCATTAATATATTTGAACGTTCAAGAAAAAGAGAAATAGTAGAAATGAGATCGTTATTCTTCTACATACTAAAAAACAAATTAGATATGGGATTGACAGAAATGTCAAGATACTTTGAAGATAGTGCTTCAAGTATAAATCACGCAACTATTATATGGGCATTAAAAAACTATGAACTATATAAATCAACAAATAAAAAAATACAAGAAATTGAAGAAATGATTATTCTAAAGACTTCTATGAACATAAAAGGAATAAACAGGGAAACTTATTTAGAATTAAAATGCAAAGAACTTGAAGCAGAAATAGAAAGACTAAACACTAAACCTAATGAATCTAAAATAATAGACTTAATTAATAAAGTTCCAAAAGCAAGAGAAGGAGAATTTATTACAAGAATCGAATTAATGTTAAAGGGGTGGCAATGGCAATATAAAGACAGTACTACAGCTTATGCAGGAGAATAAAACAAAAGATTTAGCTCTTATTAAAATACAGTCAAAGATTTGGGAGCAAAAAAGATACATTAGAGAATTAGAATCTGACATTGAAAAAGATGAAACAGTAGACTTCGAAACAAGAGAACTAAACTTTAATAATCTTATAACACAATTAGAAGTATATGAATACATAAAAAAAGCAATACAGAATTATGACTAAACAAGAATTTAAAGAAACAAAAAAATATCTATTAGACATCTGTCAAGAAATAATGGATGCTAAACAACCAGAATACACACAAAAACATTTAGATATTCTACACAACTTTAAATGTTCTGCACAATTTGTAGGCATTGAACCAATGGAAGTATGGGCAGTATTCTTTAACAAACACATACAAGCAATACTAACACACGCAGGAGACCCAACAACACCACAAGCAGAACCAATAGAATCAAGATATGCAGATGCAATCAACTATCTATTATTAGGTTATAGCTTATTACAAGACAGACCAAAAAAAGACATCATTTCAGGAACAGAATAAATTAAATAAATAAATTATGATAAAACAATTAAAAATAACAGAAATCAAAGAATTAATTAAAGAAAAAAACTTATTAGAATTTAATAGAGAAATAAGTCAAAGACATTCTAATGCTATAATGGATAGTATAAATTTATGTGGATTATTAAGAGTTCCAATAATAGGTGATATATCAAGTTTTGATAAAAGAAAATATGTTATTATAGATGGTCAGCATTTATGTAATGCTCTTGTAAAAATGCCTAATATAAGCAACAAAATTAATGTTATTTTAAAAAAATATAACAATAAAACAGAAGTTATAAGAGATGTTGCAAAATTAAATAATACACAAAAAACTTGGAATGATGAAAATTATCTTAATGCTTGGTATAAGTTTGGTAAAGATAATGTAGATCATTTTTCTAACTATGCATATTTATGGAATACATATAATAATATATTTGATGGCTTACCCTGTGGATTTTTAGTTGATTTATATGCAACCAGTAAAGAACTATTTAGAAATGGTCAGCTTGAATTTAGAGATGTACAATTTAGCGATAAACTTGCACAAATATCATTTATGCTAAAACAAGATTTTAATAAAGGTGCATTTACATTACAAGGTTTAAGAAATTGGGCATTTGAAAGAAAATTTATACAATTAAAAGATTTAGATTTTGCAAAATTAGAATCAAGATTAAAATTATCTTTAAAAAATAATGAGGATAAAAATTGTAATGGAAGGGATGACTTTGCTGATTTTATAGATAAAATATATAAAAGAATATAATTATAAAAAATATTCATTTTAAAATAAGTTAAAAAATACGTTATATAGATATATAGAATTAATTAATTAATATTTTATTAATTGTGGATAATAGAAAAAACAATGGAGGACATTCAACAAAAGGCTTTGCAGGTAGACCTAAAAAAGCAGACGAACTAAAGCTAATTGAAAAACTTGATGCCTTAATAGATAATGATGAAGTAATTAAAACTTTAGGCAAACAAATACTAAAAGGAGATTCAAGAGCTATGAATCTATATTTCGGTTATAGATATGGCAAACCTAAAGAATCTGTAGATATATCTTCAAGTGATGGCTTTAATGTAAACTTTAGAGACCTAATCAAATTTAAGTGATTGAAATAAATAAAAAGTATTCTCCTATTGCTGAATCAGATGGGAGGTACTTTATTGTAACTGGAGGACGTGGGTCTGGTAAATCATTCTCCATAAACCTCTTATTAGTTCTTTTAACTTATGAAGCTGGGCATACTATACTGTTTACTCGTTATACTTTATCTTCTACTTATATTTCTATTATTCCTGAATTTATTGAAAAACTTGAACTGCTTAAAATCTTTGATGACTTTCATATCACAAAAGATGAAATAAGAAATAAGCGTTCTGGGAGCAAGATAATCTTCAAGGGTATCAAAACATCAAGTGGAGATCAAACAGCTAATCTAAAGTCATTACAAGGCGTTACAACGTTTGTATTAGACGAAGCTGAAGAACTTACAAGTGAAGATACATTTGACAAGATAGATTTATCAGTAAGACAACAAGGCAAACACAATAGAGTGATACTAATACTAAATCCTACAACAAAAGAACATTGGATATACAAAAGATTCTTTGAGGATAAAGGAATACAAGAAGGTACTAATGAATCTAAAGATAATATCACTTACATACACACAACCTATTTAGACAACTTAAAAAACCTATCAGAAAGTTATATTAACCAAATAGAGAACATTAAACAACGTAGACCAGAAAAATATAAACATCAAATGCTGGGAGGGTGGTTAAATAAAGCTGAAGGTGTAATCTTAACTAACTGGTCAATAGGAGAATTTAAAAAAGTAGGCGTTAGTGTATTTGGTCAAGATTTTGGATTTAATGACCCTAACACATTAGTAGAAACTAATATAGATACTACAAGAAAGATTATTTATTTAAAAGAATGTTTTTACTTAAATGGTTTAACAACAACAGAAATAGCACGTTTAAATATGAAACACGCTACAGACAATTTAATAATTGGAGATGCTGCAGAAAAAAGATTGATCTATGAATTAAAACAAAAAGGATGTAATATAGTTTCTTCAATAAAAGGAGCTGGTTCTATTACTTATGGAATATCATTATTACAGGACTATGATTTAATAGTAGACAAGCAAAGTATAAATTTAATCAAAGAACTAAACAACTACAGTTGGCTTGAAAGAAAATCTAATACACCAATAGATAAACATAACCATTTAATAGATGCTATTAGATATGCAGTAAGCTACCAGCTACAAAATCCTAACAGGGGCAAATACTATATACAATAATGGAATGTAAAAAATGTAAACAGACAATGACTATATATTCAGGTAAAGACAATAAAGATTACTACTACTGTAAAGATTGTGATATTGTACAATTTGAAAATTAGTTATTAAATATTTTGTTAATTAAAATAATTGTTTTATATTAGCAATATGAATTATACAACAGAACAATTAAACACAAAAACAAATGCCCAGTTAATAGGCATTGCAGAAGGCACACTATCTTGTTTAAAAGATTTTGCCGACCTTACACCTTCTCACAAAGAATGGTTATTAGAAGCTATGACAGCTATAAAACAATTAGAAAAAAATATCCTATGAAAAAAAGACAGTATAGGAGTAATCAAGGGCGTAATCCTAAAAAGGAAGAAGCTATGTTTAACACAATCAAAGTAGCATTTATATTATTAGTAATTGCTACTATTGTAAATCAAATCTTATCATAATGAAATACTATTACGAAGATAACGGAAACAGAAGATATTATATAGCAAAGAAAATATCTAAAAAAGAGAACAAAGAAAACTTTCTAAAAATATTAGGTTATGCAGCTTTAGGCTGGACTATCTTTTATGTAGCATTGTTTTTTTTCTTACATTTGTTAGAAATGTAAATATGAGAAACAAAATACAGAACATACAAGATTTAGAATATAGTAACAACCAAATATTAATTGGAGAACTAATTAAGAAATGGTTAGAAACAAAACCAAAGAATAAAGAGTTATTAAAGTTAAGAGATGCGTTTATTGATAATTCAATTTACGTTGCAGGATTACAGAATGACCTTACAGCTTGTAAAATGGCTAATAGTGAATATCGTGAACAAAGAAACGATGCAATATTAGAATTAGAAGAACTTAAAGAAGATTTAAAAGAATATGATTTATGAGAAAATATAAAGACAATATACATTTAAGCAGAACAGAAACAAATGTTTTAATTGATGCACTTGAAGATTATATAAATAATAATATTGAAAACAATGAATCAAATATAATTACTAACCTTATAGTTATAAATGCATTAGAAAGATTATATATTAAATTAAATGAAAAACACGATAAAGACTATGGTTATGGATGGATTGATTATAAATACTGCTTTAAAAAAAGAAAAATAGAATTAATCAGAAATAATAGAGATAAACTTTTAGAAGCTAATTCTAAACATATAATAAAAGATAATTATCAAAATATTCATCATTTCAATTCTTATGAAAAATTAAAAGTTGAACTACCTTTAAAAAAAGAATATGAATTATAATAATCCTACAGTAGCATATCCAGAACACGAATGTATGGAATGTGGAAAACTAATATTTAAAGAAAATGAATACTGCTCCAATAATTGTTGGCAAGCCAGTATGTTATAAACGAGTTGTTTTGTTTGGAAAAAGGGTGTTAGAAATAGCACCTTTTTTTTTATACTAAAATCCTGCTTTAATTACGTTATATAAGTATGAAAGCTAATATTAACGTACCTAACGAACTTAATGAGATTACCCTAAAGCAATATCAAAAGTTCTTAAAAGAACAAGACAAAAGTGACGATATTAACTACATACAAACTAAAATGATTGAAATATTTTGTGGAATAAAATCACAAGATGCTTTAAACATTAGATTATCAGACGCAGAACGTATCACAAAAATAATATCAGATATGTTTGAACAGAAGCCTAATCTTGTGCAATCCTTCTGGCTTAATAATGTTGAATATGGTTTTGTACCTGATCTTGATGAAATTACATTAGGAGAATACATTGACCTTGATACCTATATGGGAGACTGGGATAATATTGAAATAGCAATGAATGTATTATACAGACCTATTAAACAAAAACTTGGAGACAAGTATTTAATAGAGGACTATGACCCTGATAAAAAGAACAGAATTACTACTATGCCAATGGATGCTGTATTCGGTTCTATACTTTTTTTTTATCGTTTAGGGATAGAATTATCGAAAACTATGATGAATTATTTGGAGAACAAGGAGGAGAAACAACTTCTGGACGTGCTGGATTTGCAAAAAAGTGGGGATGGTATTCGAGCCTTTACGGACTCGCTGGAGGAGATATTACAAGATTTGAAGATATCACTAAATTAGAAATGCACAAATGTTTAATGATGTTAGCATTTATGAAAGACAAAAACGAATTAGAATCGAAACAAATAAAAAGTAAATTTAAATGAGCCAACAAGGAATAAGGGGATTTTACCAATTAACTGAAACAATAAAAGACCAGCTTTTAGCTGACATAAATTGTAATACAGTAACAACTGGAGACCTATATGATGTCAATCTTAACAAGCAAGATATATTCCCCCTTGCTCACATTATAGTCAACAACGTAACACAAGAAGAACAAACGCTCACGTTTAATATAAGCATCTTGGCTATGGATATTGTAGATCAATCTAAATTACCAACAGAAGATAGGTTTATAGGAAACAACAATGAACAAGATATTTTAAACACACAACTGGCAGTATTAAACAAAGTAATACAAGTTTTAAGAATGGGAACATTATACAAAGACAAATATCAATTAGATAGTCCTGTAAATTGTGAACCATTTTATGACAGGTTTGAAAACCAATTAGCAGGATGGACTGCAACAATGGATATAGTAATTTATAATGATATTAAAATCTGTTAATGAATTTTGAGAATATAAATAAAGCCCTAAATGATTTTGGAAGGTATGTTGTTCAACAAGCCAGAACAAGACTAACTAAAAACAAACAAGGGGGTGGAGCATTATATGAATCAATAAGATACACATTAGATGAAGAACAAAAAGGATTTATACTTGACTTCTATATGGAAGATTACGGTATATTTCAAGATCAAGGTGTTAAAGGTGCTAATCCTGCATTAATAAAAGGAGGTAGGCAAAAAGCACCTAATAGCAAGTTTAGTTACAAACAAAAGATGCCTCCAATGCAACCGTTAAGAGACTGGGCTCAAAGTAAGAATATAAGATTTAGAGATAAAGAAGGTAAGTTTAAAAAAGGAAGTTATAAGAGTATGGCATTTGTATTACAAAGAAGTATATATGCACAAGGTTTTAAACCTACATACTTTTTTACTAAACCATTTGAAGCAGCTTTTAAAAGACTGCCAGAAGAATTGATAAACGACTTTATATTAGATATAGAAAAAGGAATAATATTAGGAACAAAAAAATAAACAATGGCAGCAATAGCATTAAGAAGTCCACAATATAAATCAGCAACAGCAGATACAGGAAGCCCTAATTCTGCAAAAATAACTATAAGTATAGATGGCACAATACAATACACATTAGTAAAATCAACATCTTTAAACGAAACAATGCTTTGGGAAATTGCAGAACTTTGTAGGGATTTTATTAATATTACTTTTAACGGAACTTATAGTGCTGAAACATTAGCAATTATATCTACATTAACATCACACGCATCAACTGATGGAAGTGGAACAGCATTAACAACATCAACTATAACAGACATAGGTTATGATGGTTATGGTACTTTTATGGAGGGTGCAAATCCAACAGTACCTTTTGGCTCAAGACCAACTTGGCTTTTAAGTGGAGATCCTGATCATACAACAGCAGACAATGAGTATTATATTTATGTACCTAATAATACAGCAGGTTCAGTTCCTTATATTAATGCCACACCAACAGATCAACCTACAATGGGCTATCAAAGTTATGGAACTACTGATGTAGAAATAACAGGAAGTCCAGCAGGAATAAAAATGAATATAAATAGAATTGATTGTACTAAATACGGTGATGGTCATAAAGTTACATTTGTAAATAAATTTGGTGCTTTACAAGACATTTGGTTTTTCTTAAAATCAGTAAATACTACAAACAAAAAACAAGAGCAGTTTCAAAGAAACATTATAACATCTACAGGAAGCTATAATGTAAACACACATACTAAACAAGATTATAATACAGTAGCAAACACAAGCATTAGTTTAAGTTCTGGCTATTATCCTGAATGGGCTAATCAATGGTTTGAACAATTATTATTATCAGAACAAGTATGGATTACAAGACCTAAAGAAACAGACCCAAGTACTGATGAAGTAATACCTGTTAATGTTAAGAAAAATAGTATGGTTAAAAAGACTTCACTAAACGAC